TCAATAAATTTAAGCAAAGCCTTATAAGCTGTAGTAGTATCATCAGGATAAAAATGGGCATCGCTAAAAACAATAATACGACCTTTATCAAGTGCTGTCCCCCTTCTAACTGAGATTGGTGCTTGCTCTATTCGGTTTTCGCTTTCTTGCTTTAACCTGGCTAATCGTTCTTCTTTTTGTTTTTTATTGTGTTCGTCTCTAAGATTGATTTTGGTTTCTAATTTAATCCCTAATTTTATTTCTACAGATCTCCTTCTATTCTGTACGGCTCTAGGGGTAAACTTAATCTCCTTAGCCATCAACATCGGGCTAGGAAATTCTTGCCATTTATCTGCAAATTCTTGGTCTGTCAGGTATAGCCCAAATTGGTTTTTCATTTCATCTCTACAATTAGTTAAGATATTGAAATAATACAGAAAATTTGATTACAATTATACAATCATATAATTAAGGATTATTGATGGGTCTAGAAGATCGTCTTAGAAATTGGGCTTGGTATGTTTCTTGGGGAACTGTAGTTCCTCAACCTGACTCAACTTGTAGATCGTTTGAGAAAAACTACATACCAGAACTCGGCAATCTTTACGCACCAGAAGAACCACACTACGAGCCAGACCATCAAGATGGAGAAATAATAGAACAGGCAATTAAGGGTTTACCCCAAGAACTTAGAAAAGTATTAAAAGCTCGTTATGTGAGCCATCCATATGCTAGTCAGAATCAACTAGCCCACCACCTAAGAAAATCAACAACTAGGCTAGAGACAGATTTAACCAATGCAAAAAAGCGACTCCAAGACGAACTCGACAAGAAAACCAAAAGTAATCACTATGCGACTCTGCTCAAGATGTCAACAGCGTAAGACTACAAAAGGTGGACACTTCCAAATCTACAACGAAGGACTTAATGAAAGATTCATCTGCCAGAAGTGTGCCGATAGTAATAGCAACAAAAACGGCTAAATGCCTTCCTGTGCTGTTAGCAAGCATAGACCAGTATGTGCCACAAGATGTTACTGTTTTCGTCTCTGGTAGCGATCTAAGCCTTCCTAGGCATAGGACTATTAATATGCGGAATGATGGTCATAATTTTGGGGAGTCATATAACCAAGTAGTCCATTGTGCTTACCAAATGTTTGATGAGGTAATCGTAGCCAACGATGACATAGTATTAACCCCTAGTTCTTATTGTTTAATGTTAAAGGATGTAGAACTACTGCCAGAGGATACTGCTTGGGTGTCGGCTAAATCGGACTATGTTCGTGGCTACCAAAACATCCGAGAGTTCAAGCAAAGGGAAGGCATCCGATATGTAGAAGAAGGAAAAATAATTCCCACAGATATTATTTCTCCCCTATTTGGTTATATTCACAAAGACAAGTGGGTAGACTACAAGCCTATCAACTGGTTCTCGGATGACATCCAATGCCTAGAAATAAGGGCAAACGGATATAAAAACTATGTCAGTCGGTCTTATGTCCACCATGTCGGCAGCCAAACTATCGGAATGGATCATGGCAAGAACCACCGAGAGGCAGAGCAATGGATAAAAGAAAATATGCCGGAACTACATCAACAATGGTTTACTTCACAAAAGTAAAAAACACTTGTATAATTTTCTTGGGTAATTGCACCCAGAATTTAGTGATTCTTCTTCATAGCCCTAGCAATAGGGCTTTTTTTTGGGTGAAATATGGAAAAAAAAGGTATGTCAATAATGATTGGACTCCTTGGCAAAGAGCCTAAGATGGCTGAAAAGTCCGAGGGAGGTCTATTGGAATCGGATACCGAATCTTGCCCACTCTCTACAATGGATGCCGATATTAATAAAGGCAACATGAAAAAAGCAGTCCTAACAGCCGAATATGGTGATCGTAAGGATGGCGAAGGCAAGTGCAAAGCCTGTGAATACTACGAAACAGGCGAAGAAATGAGCAAATGTGGTGTTCCCAAGGATATGGGTCATTGCGAAATATTCGATTTTGTCTGCAAAGGTGAACGAGGCTGTATGGCTTTTGAGCCTATGGGTGCAGAAGAAGAAGAATACGAGGAGGAAGAATGAAACAGGGTCTCTACAGCAATATCGCAGCAAAGAGAAAACGCATTGCCGAAGGATCAGGCGAGAAGATGCGTAAGCCAGGCACAGCAGGCGCACCAACAGCCAAAGCATTTAAACAAGCAGCTAAAACTGCTAAACCTGTAAAGGGCAAAAAATGAAGATGACCAAGGCAGAAAAAAAGATTGGCAAGGTAATGGGCGAATACAAAGAAGGAAAGCTACACTCTGGTAAGTCCAAGAAGGTCGTTAAGAATCCTAAGCAAGCCATCGCTATAGCACTAAGTGAGGCAGGCAAGTCGGCTCGGTATAAGAAGTGAAAGTCCGAGAGGCAGCAGGAATCCTAGAAAGAATGGGTGTTAGCGGATTTAATTCGCCTAAAAGAACACCTAGCCACCCTACTAAAAGCCATGTAGTCGTGGCAAAAGAGGGAGATAAGGTAAAGACCATCCGTTTTGGTCAGCAAGGAATGACAGGTAGCCCACCAAGAGAAGGTGAGTCGCAAGCTGACAAGGCAAGAAGAAAGTCATTTAAGGCAAGACACGCTAAAAACATAGCCAAGGGCAAGATGAGTGCAGCGTACTGGGCAGACAAGGTTAAGTGGTAAATGCATCCTACTGCAATGCAATCAGCTACAGCGTTCTTCCAAACTTATTCAAGTGAATTTGTAAACCCAACAATTGTAGAAATAGGTTCTCAAAATGTTAACGGAAGCATCAGAGATGTAGCACCACCAAGCAACTATGTAGGGTTAGATTTTCAAGAAGCAAAAGGTGTAGATATTGTGCTAGAGGATGCTTATACATTCCCTCTGCCAGATAACTATGCAGATATGATTGTTACAAGCTCTTGTTTTGAACATTCAGAAATGTTTTGGCTCACATTTTTAGAAGCACTCAGAATACTTAAACCAAGAGGATTGTTCTACATTAACGCACCATCGGTAGGTGATTATCATGCCTTTCCTGTAGATTGCTGGAGATTTTATCCAGATGCAGCAGGGGCATTAAAAACTTGGGCAAAGCGAAACGCATACGACATTACTGTAGAATGTACTACTGTGATGGAAGGCTATTGGAAAGATTTTATTGTCGTTTACAGAAAAAACTCTTAATCTAGGTAGCGGAAAAGACTTCCGAGAGGACTGTCTAAACGCAGACATACAGGAAAGTAAGAAACCTGATTGGGTGCTAGACATTACCAAGATACCTTGGGGAGAAACAATCTCTACAAGATTCGGAGAGATAAAAGTAGAACAAGGAATGTTCACTAAGATTATCGCTAACGATGTCTTAGAGCATATCCCAGACTTAGTAAAGGCAATGACAAACTGCAAGGATCTACTTGTAGAAGGTGGAGAGTTCCATATCCATGTGCCATACGATCTAAGCCTAGGAGCATGGCAAGACCCAACCCATGTCAGAGCATTTAACGAAAACAGTTGGCTCTACTACACAGATTGGCATTGGTATCTAGGATGGAAAGATAAGTTTGTTGTAAAAGAACTACAGTTAATTAAAAGCAAACTAGCAGAAGAAATGAATATATCAGACCAAATGCTAACAATCCTACCTAGGATGGTAGATAGCATGAAGGTCGTACTCGTAAAATCTGTTGTAGAATAGCAACATCATCAACCATCAACCCATAGGGAATGGAATGTTAGGAGCAAAACAAATTAAATGGGAAGCAATAGACAAACTGATTCCTTACGCTAAAAACGCAAGAACACACTCAGACGAGCAAGTGGCGCAGATAGCAGGATCTATAAAAGAGTTTGGATTTAATAATCCTATTCTTGTAGATAAAGATAACTCAGTTATAGCTGGTCATGGAAGGCTCATGGCAGCAAGAAAACTAGGCATGGATAAAGTGCCTGTTGTAGAATTACAACACCTTACAGAATCACAAAGAAAAGCCTATGTCTTGGCAGACAATAGAATCGCACTCAATTCAGGGTGGGATACATCTATGCTGTCGCTAGAGTTGCAAGACCTAAAAGACGATATAGACCTTTCCTTGTTAGGTTTTGATCCTGATGAGCTAGATGCCCTGTTAAACCCAATAGAGGAAACAGAAGGGCTAACTGATGAAGATGCTGTGCCTGATGTACCAGACGAGCCTAAGACAAAGCTAGGGGACATCTACATATTGGGCAACCACAGGCTTATGTGCGGTGATAGCACAAGCATAGATGCAGTAGAGGCGTTAATGGATGGGCAGAAGGCAGATATGGTCTTTACTGATCCTCCTTATGGCGTAGATTACAAAGGAATTAACAACGACTCCAGAGATGGATTAGAAGATCTGCTCAGAGGAGCGTTTGCTAACTATATTGCGACAGCAAAATCAGGGGCTTCTATCTATTGCTTTCACTCAGATAGATGCGCTGATGTATTCCACAAAGTATTTAGAGAGTTCTTTCACTTTAGCTCTATGATTATTTGGGCTAAAAATAGCCTTACATTGAGCCAAACTGATTATCAGAGCCAGCATGAGCCATGCCTTTATGGGTGGATGGATAACGGCTCTCACTCATGGCACTCAGATAGAAAGCAGACTTCCCTATGGAAGTTTGATAAAGAACGAGTAGTTGGACATACAACTCCAAAGCCTGTTGCTCTTGTAGAGAAGGCAATTAATAACTCCAGCAAGGGTGGTGATCTAGTTATAGATCTGTTTGGTGGATCAGGATCTACAATGATTGCTGCTGAAAAAATAGGCAGATGCTCTAGAATTATGGAATTAAACCCCAAGTATTGCGATGTGATTGTTAGTAGATGGGAGCAATTTACAGGCAAAAAGGCTGTACTTTCGGAGTTAGAAAAGGAATGATATGCAAGGTGTAGAACATATTCCTACCGAAGAAACTAGAAAGTTAGTCCGAAGCCTAAGTGCTGTAGGAATTAAGTATGTAGATATTGCTGGCAAACTAGACATATCAGACGATACGCTAGTAAAGCACTACAAGAAGGATTTAGAAGATGGTCGCATAGATGCCAACGCCTCTATTGGTCAAACGCTATTCCAACAGGCTAAGAACGGCAATACAACAGCAGCTATCTTCTGGTTAAAGACTAGGGCTAATTGGAAAGAAACAAACGCTATAGAACACTCTGGTGAAGTTGGTGTCAAGTGGTTAGAGTAGTAACCATACCCTACAAGCCAAGAGATCCGCAAAAGTTAATTCACGATGCGTTGGATAAACATCGCTTTGTAGTTGGTGTGGCACATCGTAGGATGGGAAAGACAGTAGCAGCACTTAATCAACTTATTAAGAGTGCTATGAAGAACGACAAGCCTAACCCTAGGTATGCGTATATCGCGCCAACATATAGCCAGGCAAAAAGGGTGGCTTGGGATTACCTTACAGAGTTTGTAAGACCACTAGAAGCAGTAGCCAATATAGCGGAGTTAAGAGTAGATTTCTTTGGCAGACGAATACAGTTATACGGATCAGATAACCCAGACTCACTCAGGGGTCAATACTTTGACGGATCAGTTTTAGATGAGATAGGTGATCAGAATCCAAAAATTTGGAACGAGATCCTAAGACCCAGTT